ACCGAGGCCGGCCTTGAAGGCCTTGTAATCGGGCCAGTCCTTGAGCACAGCGCGAAAGTCTTTTGGAAGCGCGCTTGCATCGCATTTCTCGCGGCGTTTCTGCCCTGCAAGGCCTGCATGCCGGCGCATCGCGCATGGTGCGCCCTGGTCGAGACGGACCCGTTTGACCTCACGCCTCGCCCCGAGCGCTGCCCCAACTGCTCTCCGTTGATACCTTCGAAACTCAAGAATGCGCGCAGGCGCGAAGAGGGCCGCGTCTCAGAATGGCTTTCGGTCGACAGCCCCGAAAAGGGCCTTGCGGCCCCGGACGGGCGCTCCATCAAGGCGCACGCCACGAATAAAGAGGGCGCCAAGGGTGGCTTCTCCGGCAAGGTGCGCCTCTACGCCGACGAGGTGCAGGAAATCTCCGAAGAGACCCGCCGCGCCGCAAAGGGCAACATGGCCGGCGGCGGGAAAGCTATTTGGTTTGGAAACCTCCTCCATCCTCACGGGTGGTTTGCGCGCGCCTATAAAAACGAGCAGCATCTATTCACAAACGTTTTTCAAATCAGCTCGCGCCTATCGCCAAACATCCCAGGGCGCACGGTTTGGAGCGACGGCGTTGTCACCGAAAACGACAACGCGCGCCCCGTCCCCGGTATGGCGGACCGCGCAGGCATCGAGATCCTGTTAAAGCTCTGGGAAAAAACCCCGAATTACATTGCAGCGCGCATTGACGCAACGCACGTAAAGCACGTCGAAGGCCAACTCGCCCCAATGGCCGTCGTGCTCGCAGCCGAGACGCGGTGGAATGAAGGCGTAGGCGGCGATGGTATCTTACAGATCGGCGTTGACGTTGCTCGTGCGCGTGACCGCTTTGCCATTGCGGTGCGTCGAGGCCGGCGCATTGAAGAGATCACCGCGGAGGGGCTAGGCGAGGAGGACTACGCTCGCGCCGTGGAGCTTGTTCGGGATATCGCGCGCAAATACCGCAGGCCTCACGAGCGACGCCCACGTGTGGTATTTGACGAAAGCGGCCCCGAGGGCGCCCGCTTTGGGCGAGAGATTCGCCTTCACGAAGCCGAGCTTGAAATCTACGGCGTGCAAATGGGCGCCCCTCCGCGCGCAAAACGCGCCTTTCTCAAGAAGCGCGACGAAATCGCGACCAACTTTGCCGATTGGCTGCGCCTCGGGGCGATCCCGCCGGATGTTGAGCTTGAAGCCGAAATCGAAAACACGACGGCAAAAAACGTCGCGTTCCGTTGGAAAGATACCGAATGGCAGGTGTCGCAGGTCATCCTGAACGACGACATGCGGAAGCGCATCGGACGCAGCCCCGACAAGCGCAACGCGTGCGAGCTTGCCGTGTGGGACGTAGACGGGAGTGCCATGGACGCAGCGCCACACCCTTCAAACGACAACACGCCCAGCGCGACGGACCATCACGCAGCCCCCGCCGATGATGAAGAGCAGCCCTTGCCCGAAATGAACATTTTTCAGCGTCAAGCGGCGGCCGGTTTTCACCCGTGGCGGAGGGCGTACAAATGAACGTCTTCGGGCGACTCGACAGAGCCTACAGCGCGTTCCTTGCCGGAGAACCGAGCAAAGAAGCCGTTTCGCTGCGCTCAATGCCTAGGGGCGCAATGGCTCGCGAGATCCGCGAATCAAGCCAAAAGCGAAAACACCGCATCGCGCGCAATCCGACATCGTACCGGCTTTTCGAGCCAACCATGATCCAAGCGGCGCTTGACGCAGCCAACGGCTCCGGCATTCTAGGCGGTCCGTTTGGGGCCGCGTCCGTTGCCGAGTGGGTCCGCTCAAATCCCGTCGTGCACGGCGTAACCTCAGGCCTCACAGACTTCACACACTTGCCCGTAGGCGTTAAGCACTCCGAAGAGGCCGCAGCATGGCTCGAAGGCACCCCAACGTGCCAAGGCATGCGCACGAAGATTTGCGATCCCTCAGAACTTGAGAACATGGCCTCCAACCGCCACCACGCTGGATGGTGCATCGGGCTCATGATCTGGAATGACACCAAGGGTCATCCCGAGTTTCAATCACTCGACCCCGCCGGCGTGAGGTATATCCCCGGCGAGGATCGCTACGAATACCACGGATGGAGGCAGGTATTCAAGATTGAGCCCGGAAACGGTATTTGGGTGTTCGACGGCTTGCTCAAAAACGCCCCTTGGCGCGAGGGCGCAGCGTTTCGCCTTGGAAACGATAACTACGCCGCAATCAACGCAGCCGGTCTCGAGGCGCTTTGGCAGCAAGCGTTCTCGATCCCGTGGGTTTGGGCTGTAGCTCCTCAGGGCGCATCGGACGCGCAAAAAGCACGGTTTTGGAATTCCGCAATAGGCGGTGCAGCGCTTCGCGTCCTCGGCGTGTCGCCGGGATTCGATATGAAGTTTTTGCAGGCCAGCGCCGAGGGATCCGGCTCGTTTGCCCAAACGATGCAGCGCCTCCGCGAACACGCTTCCATTGATACATACGGCACGATTGGCCTTTTAGCAGGCGGCGCTGGCTTTTCCAATTCGGACCTTTTTGAGATTGCCCGCGACGGCAAGCGCGAGATAGAGGCGTTTCGTCAAGCGCGCATGGAAAACCCTCAGATATGGCAGCCCGTCCTTGATTGGGCCGTACGCGCGCGCCAATTGTCTCCCGCGGCCCGTTACGCATTTTTGGAATATCTTATCGAGACGCCGGCTTCTATCGCACGCAAGGCCAAAGCCGCTAAGGATCTAATCGACTGTGGATACACGCCAGAAGAGGCGCAGAGGCGCGTGGGACTTCAAAAGCAAGCCGTGCCAGGCGTAAAGGAAACAACGGGAGCATCGGCGCCCATTTTCGCCTATCATATTCAAGGCGGTATTGTTACGCCGAATGAGGTTAGAAACACGCTAGGCCTTGAGCCAAAGCCCGGCGGCGATACGCTTCCAATCGTCGCCGGACAACCCCCTCAACCGCCCCCGCTTGCGATGGAGCTATCCACAGAGCCGCGCGAAGAAGAAACCCCCGAGCCGCATTACAGCGAAACAATCGCGGACGCCCTAAACGAGCGCGGCGAAGCCGTTTGCCCGTGCGATAGGCACGAGCCACGCTCTTGTCCGCGGTGCGGCGTAACGCGTCGGCCCATGATGAAAGATGACGTTTGGGTGGACACGTGGCAGCCGCGAAGGAGGGCGTCTTGATCATCCCCGACCTCGAAAAGGTAATAAACTATTACCAAACGCATCTACAGCCCGAGGACGGCCAAATAGGGCCAGGCATTAAAGACTGGACCATCACGGCCGAATATGTGCCAGGCGAGATCCTTGCTGCCACCTATGGCGCTCCCGTATGGGGCACCATGGGCTCTCCCGCATCCGGGGGCATGACGAAGCTCACACCCGAAGACGTGGCCGCGAAGCGAGCGCATATTCTCATTAGAAAGCCCGTCGTGCTTTCTGACATTGCCGAAATATATCGGACCTTTTTGCACGAGTGCGGCCATATACTTGCCGCAGAACTGAATCTTCCTCGTGATGTCGAGGAAAATATCATGCACTCTATCGATCGCGTTTACTCTAAACTCTTGCCGGAAGAGGGACTCGCCCTTGCCCGTGCCATTACAGACCCAAATGCGCGGGCATACCGCGCGGAGAAACCGGCCATGCCCGATCCCGTACCCCCCGAAAAACCGGCGGACAAGCCCGCCATGCAGGCCGCAAGGCCGCTTGAAGACATCACAGCCGATCTCGCCAAGGTGGATTCCACCGACACGGCCGCCCTCGTGGCGCTTCAAGCGGAGCTGCGTGACGCCCTTATCGCCAAGGGCGCAGGCACAGCGGGCGGCGACAACGGCCCCCCGTCCGCTCCCGTTCCGGTTCCCCCGGTCGGAATGGACCAGGCGCAAGCCTACGCACGCGGCAAAGCGGAGGCGGAGGCGAGCGCGGCGGCGGCCGGTGAAAAGAAGCTCGTGGAGCGCTTCGTTGCGAGTGTCGAGGGCCTCAGCGCTGAACAGCGCGCCGTCGCCCGCAAGATGAGCACCCTGGCTGACGCCGAAGAGGCCGTGAAGAGCTACAAGCAACCCGGCGCAGGCGCTACGCTCGGCATGAAGCGCGACGACCTTACCAAAGGCAACGGAGGCGCCTCCGCTGGCGTAAACCGTGCCGTAGGGCTTCCCGCCGCAGAGGGCGCAGCCATGGCCCGCAAAATGGGCGCGAAGGACGAGAAGCCCGTAGGGCCCCACAAGCAAGCCAATGGCCGCTTTTCCCTCGGATACATGACCCCCACGCAGCTCAACGCCGCAATCGAAGGCGGCAACGATCCGCGCAAACAGTTCCCATCCACGCTTGGAGAAACCTGAGCCATGTCGATTCAACCCCAAGAAAGCTACCCCGGATCTCGGGTGTGGGTTCAGTCCGTGGAGCTCGAGCTTGCGGCAAACGTCAAGTGCATCAAGGGCGATTTTGGCATCACGGACGGCGGCCGATACATCGAGCCTGCCCGCGTGGATACCGGCCTCACGCCCATTGGTCGCTTTGCGCTGACGGTGGATAATACCGGCGGCCTAGCCGGCGCCAAAAAAGTCATTGCGCGCCTTGTCAACGGCTTCTTTGCAGACGGCTTCCTGAACGACACCGTTGCCCCGGTATTGGCAACGCACCTCTGGACCAACGTTTACCTCAAGGATGCGCGGACGGTATCCGCCGATGGTACGGGACGCAGCGTTGCCGGTGTGCTTGTGCGCATTGATTCCGACAAAGTGTTTGTCAAACTTGCAGGAGGTGTGTGATGGGACTGATCATCACGCCGCAATACTTCGTTTCCCTCGAAACGAACATCGAATCGATCATGGTGGATCGGTGGGCAGAGTTTACCAGCGATCCGCGCCGCGCCTACTGGGACTCGCTTGTTGAGACCAAAACGACCGCAACGCGTGAAGAAATTTGGCAATGGCAGATCAACCAAGCCAAACTACGCCGACAGGTTGACCAGGCCAATCGTCGCTATGACGACCTTTATTCGTGGGCGTGGGCCATGCAGCCCGACGACATCGGGGAAAACCTTATCCTTCGCGAGAAGGACATCGAAGACAACCAAGTCGACCACGTTGGACAATGGGCGGCGGACGTTGGCGGGGCGTGGGCATACTGGCCCCAAGAGACTCTCGTCGAGCTGTTCACGCTTGGCGAAACGGAGCTTTGCTACGATGGCGTCTCGTTTTTCAACGAAAACCATCCAATCGTCCCAGGCATCGCAGGAAGCGGCACCTTCCCCAACCTGTTTCCAAACAAAGCACTCAATTTCCAAAACGTCAAAGACGGCGTTGCGGCGATCAAGAACATCAAAGGCCCCGGCGGCGTCTCGCGCTTCCTGTACCCATACCGCCTTTTGCACACCAACAGCGATCAGGCAAACGCGCTTGAAATCTTGACGGCAATGCAGATCGGCGACGAGACCGCAGCGGGTCGAAGCGGTTCTAAGACGAACGTGATCACACAGTACGGCTTTGAGGCGCCTCTCTGCATGCAGGACCATCCTGATGATGGGTCGTGGTACTTGCAATGCAAGGTACTCTCGGCGCCTTTCAAGATGCCGTTCATTCGGCTCATGCGTAAGGCGCTCGAAACGAACACGTTTGCAGCATCGTCGCAGGTGGAGCTTAATCGCTCCAAAACATGGGAATACCACGCAGACGCGCGCGTTTCCATGGGTTACGGCGAACCGACCGCGTTGTTTAAGTTCAAGGCGCCTTAGGAAACCAAAATGCCTTATCTCACACCCGCAGACTACATTGAGCGCTCGGCTTTTGAGGCCTCGGATATCAACGAGTTCTTCACAAGGCCGACGCGCGTCGGTACGTTTGCAAAGTGGGAGAAGGCGTTACGCTCGCGCAAGATCGACGACAAGCTTCGCCGCCGGTACGCCGTGCCTTTTGGCATTGTCGCCCCGGCGGTGGAGCCTGACCCCGCACTCGTGCCCGATGCCTGCAAAGATTGGCTCACGGCATACCTTGACCAAAAGCTCACGCGAGCACGCCGCAACCCAGGCGCCGAGGTCGAGGCCGGCGACGCAGACACGACAAGCGAAGCGAAGGAGGCGACGCAAGAAATAGAGAATGCAGCAAACACAAACGAGCCTCCCCACGGTGAGCTTCCACTTCGCGCCGATAAGCCCGAAACTTCAGGCGTGGCCCTCGGCGGCCCGTTCGTCCACGAAGACGCATCTGCGGCCGGAGCCTTTGCGCGCATTGCGCTTGGGTGGCACTCATGATCGCCGGCACGCTAGAGCCCATCGAAGACGCGCTCGACGGCTTGGCAGAGCTTAGCCAGTACCTCACGCCCGCGGCGGAGGAGGTGCTTTCTACCCTTAGGAAGACGGCAAGCGCTGGCACGTCTCCAGACGGTAAGAAATGGGAGCCCACGAAGGAAGGCGAGCGCCCTCTTAAAGACGCGGCAAATCAAATTGCGGCACGCGTCGCCGGGCAAACCATCGTGATCACACTCTCCGAAAGCGGAGGTCATGCGTCATGGTGGCATTTTGGCGTCAAGGGTGCTCCGCCGCGACCCGTGATTCCGGTGGACGTTATCGGCGAAAAACTCGGCAATGCCATTGCGCGCGGCGCCGCACGGCCGTTTAGCGAGCGAGCATGAAACATCTCCCCGAGTTTTTTGACAAGCTCAAGACAGCGCTGGAAACCGAGCGCCCAGGCCTCGTCGTATTGTTTGGAACCGAGCATTTATATCGAAAAGACAATATCAGCACATTTACGGCAAACCGCGTCGTCGTGGCTCCTCACGACAAGAGCGGGTCAACAGGGTCATTCCTTGCGCCAATGCAGGTCCACCGCGCTCCGCGGGACGTTGGCATTGACCGCCAGAATGTTTTGATTGAAACGTGGTCTTACGACGGCGCAGACGGCACGGATCGCAAAAAGACCTTCGAAACGCTCGCGACGCTGCGCCATGTCGCGTTTCGAAACACGCAAGCAATCGTCCGCGCCAATTACCACGTCACACCAAAAGGCGAGATCCCTGGCTTCTTGCAAGGCACACGCGAGACGATGCCGGCCCCGACTGAGCGCGTCCACGGCATGAAAGAACAATGGATCTTTTGGATTGACTTTTCAGTCCGCAATCTATCCCCAACCGAGTTGGGAGACCCCGAACTCGAAACCACGATCACGCTGGAGACCCCATAATGGTATTTCAACCGCCCTCAATTGATATCACGATCCTCGACGGCGGCTTGTCGTCGGGGACCTCCACAGCGGGGGACGGCCCTCCGTGGATTCTCGGGCTCACCAACACTGGCCCGCTCGCGCCGTTTAACACCTCGCAGGCCTCTGATGTGCGCTCCACGTTCGGACATGGGGAAGCCGTCGAGGCGGCCCTCTACGCGCTCAACAACGAGGTCGCATCAGCGACGCTTCTGCGTGTCGACCCAACCGACGCAGCGGCCGGCGTCTACGGGACGATCACCGTTGAGGCGCAAGGCGCAGGCTTTACGGCGACGGGCGACGGCACTGTGAAACCGGGAGACCTTTGGGAGCCCGTCATCGAGTTTACGGTAGGGTGCACGATCGGCGTAACAGGCGGACGATACCGCTACTCGCTCGACAACGGCGGCAAGTATTCGGGCGAGCGCGAGCTTGGCACGGATACCTCCATCACTCTGCCCTTTGGAGCGGGCAAGTATAACCTCGCAGGCCTTGAGCTTCCCGTGCTTATCGCGCGAGTCGCTGACATCCGTACGAAGTTTCTCGCGCACACAGGCGAGTCGCCAACGTTTCACACAGTCGTCGACCCGGCTGCACCATACACGATCGCAACACCCATCGACGACGCCACCGTGCTTACGGCATGCGCAAACCTTCGCACGCACGCCTTGACGCACGCGGCAACCGTCGCCGGCACTCACGGTGTCATCGACACAGCCGCGCAGACGGCACTCACGGCGCTCGTCAACCCAGCAACACGCGCGGCGGCGATCACGTTTATTGAGGCGTTTGCCTTGATCATGTTTGGCGCCTCGGGTCATACCACACGCATCACAAGCGCGATTCACGCAGCCGCGGACAACACCAACGTCCTCACAGCGCCCCCCGCCGTAGCTGGCGACATCGTGGCCGGAGACGTGTTCTACCTCGGCACTACGGCGCCGCGGTGGAGCATTGACAAGCTCGTGGACGCGCTTCTTTTGGTCCGCGATTCCACGGCGCCATGCAATGGCGTTCTCGAAATCGTGGGCAACGTAAACACAAGCGCGGAGGCGCAAGCCATTGAGGACGCGCTTGACCTCGTGGCTACGAAATACCGCGACGTGGCCGCCATTGGACACTTTCGGCCCCGCAACGCAGGCGAGAGCCTGCAAGCCTATGCAGCCGCCTTCGAGCTTGCGCACCCTCTGTCGAGCCGCTCCGGCCGCCGCGGACGCTTGACCCTGTGCGCCTCCGCGTACCTACCATCGTCGCTTTCCCCCGGCTCGATCTGCGTGAGGCCGTGGAGCTTCTTGGCGGCCCCCCGCCTTGCTAGAACCAACATTTCCACAAACGCGATCTTTGCCAGCGCAGGCCCCGCCGCTGGCTTTGGCACCCTAGGGCTCATCCTTCGCGCCGCGGACAACACCACGGTCCTACCGCGAGCGGTAGACGAGACCTTTGCAGGCGTATGCACGCCGGTTGCCCTTTGGGCGCCGATGACAGTCGGACTTGTCGTACACGCCTCCACGCCTGTCACGCTTGCCGAGGACGGCTCGGATTTCGGGCTTGTCCACTATCGGCGAATCATCGACGCCGTGCGCAAGTATGCGTACACGCGGCTGCTCGTGCGCAAGGGTCAACTCGTGGAGCCAAAGGCCGGCTCGACTCTTATTGACCCGAACGTGGCCAAGACGATCGGCGCAGCCGTTACAGTTGAGCTTAACGAGCAATTCCGCAAGCCCGGCCAAGTCTCAAATGCCCGTTGCGTTATCCGCGAAAGCTCGATCGTGTCGGGCTCTGGAACCAAGATCCTCTACGCCGATATCTTCGTGCGCCCCCTCGGGTATATCGAGGACATCGCCGCCACCCTTCAATTTGAGCTGTGAGGTGACACGTGCCTGGTTTTGAGTTTGACGCAGCAACTTCCGATTCCGAATACTCGATCGCGGGCCGGTCCGTCACGATCAACGGGAAGCCATACGCGGGCATCCCCGAGCTGACAGGCGGCGGCATCGTTAAGGAAGGACAAACATACACAAGGAAGGCAAACGGCAAGATCGCGTTTCTTTCCCGTGGCATCAAGACGCCTCAGGACGTGACCTCGAAAGTCACGCTTGGCACCTACAAGCAACTTAAGGCAGACCTTGCAGCCGAGGCGCTTTTGCAGGGGCTCACGGACCGCGACGCGTACATGGACGTCAAGATCGTCGTAACAGACACGATCGCAAGCGGCGATCCTTTCGCGCCCCCGTGGATCGAAACCATGGTGGTTTCAATGCTTTCATGGATCGCTGATAAAAACTCGGACGGATCTGGCATGACAAATACGATCGTGTGGAAACAGCACGATTTGCCCGAAACGGCGTGAACGCATATCGACTCGCAGAAACAAGGCCAGAAGGAGGCAACATGACCCGAGCGGAAGAGCTACAAAAGCAGCTTGCAGAAAAGCGAGCAGCGAACGAGGCCAAAGCCAAGATCGACGAGGAAGCCGCGGCGCTTGAAGCGCTCGAGCGCGATATCGAGATTGAGGATGCAATCGAGAAGGCTTACGCAAACGGCCTTAAAGATTCGCAACTCGTCGATATCACATTTCGCGGCGTGGGCCGATCGCTTGCGCGTATCCCTCAAGATGCGCAATGGCGCAAGTTCTGCAAGAAAAGCGGCATTCTCAAGGGCGAACTCGACGGCGATCCTATGGTCCACGAGGAGCTTGTGAACGCCGTGATGCTGGCGCCGGATGGGAAGAAGTTTCTTGAGCTGGCACGAAATCGCAACCCGCATGCCGTTTTCGATATCACGAGCGCGATCAGCGCGGCAATGCGAGGCGAACGAGCCAAAGAGGGAAAATAATTACGGGGCGAGCAAATGCGGCGATCAAAAACGTCGCGCTTGCCGCCCCGCTATTAGAAGCTCTCTTGACAGGCGGCCTTGACGGCGAAACCGAGGAAAACCTCGACGCAAGGGCCGCCCTGCTTTGGGCAGTTTACCAGCCCCACCGCATCGAGCAGCTCTTGATCAAGCTGTGCCGAGAGTGGGGGATCAAGGATCCGTGATGGCTGCACCCAGCGCGCGTTTTGTCATAAACTTCGACGCCGACACAAGCGGTATCGATAAATCGAAGGCCTCGCTTTCTAGCCTCAAAGACGCCATCACGCGCGATACGGCCGCCCTAAAGGAAATGGCTGACGCGATGACGCGCCTTAAGGGAACGGCCGAGGTAGCGCGCTGGGAAGCCCTTCCAAAAGATATCCGATCCGCCGAGAGCGAAGTGTCCAAGCTATCGGCGAGAATGGCCAAGCTCAAAGAAGACTTTGCCAAGGCCCCGGCGGGCAAACAAGAAGGCCTCTTCGCGGCTGGACTCCAGACGCAAGGCGACCGCGACAAGGCCACGAAGAGGCTTTCTGGGCTCAAGGCAGAGCAAACGAAGCTAGCGGGCACGCAGCCCGTCAAGCTATTTGAAGACTTGAAGGCCGGAGCCGATAAGCTCAAGGGCACGCTCGGCAAAAATCAAACC